TCTTTGGTCTCTGACCATCTTTCATTTAATAACTGTGACATTTTATGTCTTCTCCTTGAAATATATTAAATTTACTTTAGACCCGCTAACTTGCGAATATCTAAAATGTTATCTAAGCCTACCTCAGGCTTATGTTCTCGATTACCAGTCACTTCGGTGCTTTCATTAAGTGTAGTTCTTGCGGCTACTACACGCTTTACATCACCTTCCATTACTGTAGGTAGATACTTGTCAAAAGCGTCTGCAAGTTTCTTGGTCTGTACAGACTCAAGTAACTGATGCATTAACTCTCTCTTGTCAGCACCTAGAGGTGCCAGTAACTCGCCCATAACCTGCTTGCGCTCCATCAAATCTTTGGCCACACGAATCTCGCGGTCCTTAGACTCAACAATGGTTACTTTCTCTGTTAGGGCTTGTTTGGTTTCAGATAATTCCTTATCTTTCTTAGCGATAATCTTTAACAATTTACTTGTCTCTGACTTTTCGTTTAGGTAAGATGCGGAATATTCTTGGGCAAACGCTTCATAAATTTTACGACCGAAGTCATTTGTACGAGCACTATCAATATCTTCTTTCAATTGCTTGATTTCCGATGTTAGCTTTTTAGTAACTGCGTGTTCAACAACCTTAGCCGAACGCTTAATGAAGTTTTCTTTAATCTCATCAAACTTGCTCTTAGCTTCACGAACTAGCTTAACCTTTGTTTCTGCTAGATCTTTCTTGTCTTGAGTAAATTCGTTGATTTCTTTTGCTAGAGCATGTACTACGAACTGCTCTAATTTAGAAAAGTTTTCAGCAACTTTCTTACGATCGTTCTGGAACTCGACTAATTCTTTTCCTAATTGATTGATAACAAATCCTTCTAGTTTCTTTCCATCGGCCTGCATCTTTTTCTGATACTGGACTTTGGCTTCATCTAGAGCTTTTTTGTCAACATACAATTCGGACATCTCTGCGGCCAATCTCTCGCCTAACATCTTGTCGATTGCTTCGACCATTAACTTTTTGTCATGGTTATACTTCGAAGCAAATTCTTCACGAAGTTCGGCAGTAACTTGGTCGCGATTCTCTTGAATTTTGCTAGTAAAAGCGGTTTCGAGATCAGATCGAATTTCTTCGCTAATCACTCCACTTTCAACTAACTGTTTGAATGCGTCCATTTATATTTTCTCCTCGGGCTTATTTTAGACCTTTAATAATTTGAAGGAGTGATTCCTTCAAATATTTTTGGGCCTTTGGATCTTCTTTCACTTCTTGAGCTACCTTAAATGCTTTGTGCCCGCCTCTCATGTTCATGAGATGTTCATAAACAGGAGTAGGATAGGCGCCAGGAGCACTAGGTTGAGCAACTACGTCTACTGTGATAATCTCAAAATCGGATACATGGCCGTTCATGTCGTTAACATTGCCGCTACCACGAGAACTTACGCCAAGTTTTACTCCGCTTTCAAGCATAGTACGAACTAAGTTACCCATAGGGGTCGGCAAAATTTTCATTTTACCATACCCGTTAGGACCTTCCATCCACATATTAGTGATCATGTGACTGACACGGTCCAGATTTACTTTTAAATCATCCGGATGATCAACTTCGCCTAACACTGAATAACCATTTTGAATTTGATCATTCAGTGTTTTTACTGCGCGTTCAATTTCGTCTACAGGGTAGACTCTTTGATTAGCATTACGTATACCACCTTGGATAGCAATACCTTTTAAGTAAAGACTCTTGCCATCTTTATCATCCGCCTCTAGGATTACTCCCGCTTGGTCGAAGCTTAGATGTTCACGTAGATAACTTATTTGATGCATCCTAGTACTCTATTAAAGTTTCTTTAAGAATGGCTTGCTGCTACTGACCGAAGTCTGTCCAGCTTTATCGCCCGAACCTGAACCAACTGGACCTGGGGTCTTGTTGTTCTGCGGCCAGCCGCTTTGCTTCTTAAGATTCTTAACTCCCATCTTTCCACCAGGAACGTTGCCGTTCTCTTTGGCAAACTTCTCACTCTTTTCTGGAGTGATGCCTTTGTTTACCTTGTTCGGTGTAGTACCTGTGTTGTGTTGACCTTCGACAGCACCTTGGGCAATGTTCTTAGCATCCGCACCAGTTGTTGGCTTACCTTTTCCTGAGCTTACTGGGCTCTTACCTTCTGAAGGAGCACTAACTTCTTCTCCAGTACCTGCACCGGCGGCCTTACCTTGAGCCTTCTGAGTGCTGCCTTTTTCCCAGTCGTTTCCAACTTTTTCAACATACTCGCGTGTTACACGACGGCCTTCATGCATACCCATCATTTCTAAAGTGTCATCATCTTCGTCGCCGCCCATGTCGTCGCTGTCTTCTTCGTCGCCGAAGTCGCTGTCCATGCCCATTTCGTCGTTCTCTTCACCTTGGGCTGCTTCTAATTCAGCAAAGGCTGCTTCGAGTTCTTCAATGGCATTCTTGATGTCGTAAATGGCTTTGTCTTCTGCATCCTCTGCATCATCTTCACCGCCCATATCGTCATCATCACCACCCATAACATCTGCACCTAAATCATCAGTTGCATCACCGGGCGCAAAATCATGCTTATCAGCTTCGACATCGTCTTCAGCATCCATCATGTATGAATCTTCTAATTCTTCTGAGGACTCGTCCATTTCTTCTTCTTTGGCCTCGTCCATTTCTTCTTCTTCTGAGGACTCGTCCATTTCTTCTTCTTTAGCTTCGTCCATTTCTTCCTCTTCTTCTTCAGAAATGAGGTTTTCGTAAATTGTTCTTGATTTTTCTACAACAATCTCATGAAAAAGTTCGTTGGCTTTTTCATGCTCTTCGTTTACTAGATAATCTAGTAATTGTTCAAATTTAGTTGACATTTGCGTTGTTCTCCTTTATAATAGCGGCAAGGCTGTGTTGATATTTACAATTATTTGAATATAGGTGTAGGAAATAGGCCAAAAACCGGCCGGTTTTTGACATAAGATTAATAAAAACTTCTTGATTTGTTAAAAATATTTAGTTTCTAACAAAATCTATTAAGTTACCAGTTATATTGCTGGGGCTGCTTCCGGAGAAGGTACTTTGTACATTTTACGCACAAGTCCCAATTCTTCTCGTTTTTCTTTATCGTGTGCTTCTGCGGCTTTACGTATTTCATTTATATCACGTAAAGTAAGCCGTGTTTTTCTCAAGTCTTTTTTACGTAAAACATTAGTATCATTTTGACTCAGATATCTAGAATCGTCTTGAGGCTCTGCTTTATCACGATTAAAATACATAAATTCTCTTAATAACATAGCAGTGTTATTTATAAATTATTGACTCGGAGCAGGACCTGGGGTCGGAGGATTAGCTGGAGATTCTCCGTTTGGTGCTGGACCTTGATCCATTTCTGCTGCTTCATCCGGTAAAGGTTCTTGAGGACCTTGTAATGCACTCATATCTCCGGCCATAGAATTAGCAGTAATTCCTGCTGAACGTAATTCGGCACTAGCAGATAATTCGGTATCTTTTTCGATATTTTCTTCTTTCCACATTGCTTCATTTTCTGCTAGTTCTTCAGCAGTTAATCCTAAGAAGCGTTTCATAGCAAATCGATTACTGATAAAAGGTACAGCGACCATAGCATTAAATGTGTTAACACGAGCCGTATCCATTTCTGCTTGGCGATATGATGCAAAGTTCTGTGGAGGATTAAACTTTAAATCGAATATATTAGCATCTATGTTAATACCTTTGGTATGTAGATACATTTTAAATTCTCTGTCAAATGCTTCGTGCATTAAACTTTGTAAACGTTCACAATACTTGTTAAATCTTAATTCTTGAATATAAGCAGTTCCTACACGCCCATCGTTAAAATTACTTCCGCCATCGTCAGAACCGGTAGGTAGATAACTGCTAGGTATGCGTAATGCACGGAATAATTTATTAGTAAAGTACTTAAGGTCGTCAATTTCACCTAAATTTTGTCCACCTGGTAATATTTCAACCTTACTACCACGACCTTCTGCTGTTTGTGGAAAGAAGTAATCTTCGTTAATGCTTAAAGGATTGTAACTAGAGTCTATGACGCTTTGGCTACCTCCATTAGAGCTAGGTATTCTACGTTGATTTACTTCATTCTTTACACGCTCAACAAAACTCATAGCCAAATGGCTTGGCATATTACCTACGTCGATATAAAATACACGACGTTCAGGAGCACGTTGTACACGATAGATGATAATAGCGTCTTCAAGTAATTCCTTTTGTTTGAATACTTTAAAGATCGTTTCCATTAAGCTATTACCAAATGGATAGTTATTATCCATGCCTTCACTCATACTGATATGAATTACATGTCGAGCATCGATTGCATATTGATTTTGATTATTACTAAATCGGCTACCGCTGGTGCCCGATGGGAATGAGCCCACCATACCACGGCTTCCGCCTGCACCACCTTGACCTGTGCCATAACTGCCGCCGAATTGGCTTCCACCTCCTTGTATATTTGATGGTTGAATGGCAGTTGTGGCCAGGGTTTCTAAATTAGGATTAAAGTCACGAATAACATATTGTTCGGGCTTCTTACCTTCACTTTCGTTAACAATAATCTTGTCAACTTTGGCAGGATCAATATACATCCATGATTGCGTTTCAGGATCTCGTACAAAAAATGTATCGCCATACTTGAATGCATTGCGTACAATTTTAAAAATTCTTGTGTGAAACTTGTTTAACTTAGTCCACTGCTGTAAACATTTTTTAATAACTTTGATTTCAGAACTAGTAGCTTGTTCTTTAAAAAATACTTGAAAGGGAGTTCCGTTTTCAGTATTAGTCTGTGTACAGAACTCTGCTAGAATATCAAAGGCAGCATTGACCTCGCTGTCCCAGTCCATAGTATCGTACTGTCCGTATCTTTCAAGGCGATTAGGATGTCCCGAATAAACATCTGGAAGATAACTAGAATAATTAGTTCTGCTCATGTTACCTCCTGTACTCATAGAACCACTAACGGGACTCATTTGTCCGTCAGTGTTTACAGGGGTAAAGTATTTTTTCCATCCAGCCATTAGAGTTTCCTGTTTATATCGACCATATTGATAAACATTAAATGTTTCATCTATCAAATAGCCTCAAATAAGTTTCCGTTCAACGCCTTAGTAGCATCATGAGTATTTCTGGTATTTTCCGCAGTCTGCTTCATGTATGATAATAACTGTGTTGTAAGGTTATTTAACTGTTTTATGCCCGTTGCAAGATCATTATGACCGGCACCCATAATTAATTTAGTCATTTGATCCGGAGTCATAACAGATTCTGTACCATGTAATTCTGCAAGAGTTCCCGAACCCCAATCCTCAAATAGTTTACCAGTCGTACCTAACGAACCGGTTGCTTTAGCCGGTGGTGCTGGTTGCACTGTGGCTCTTGATTCTGCTATTTCAGCTTGTCTTTTATTCCAATCTTCGACCCACAGTCGATATATCATATCCTTAGGCATAGTGTAAGCAACTGTACCAGACTGTTGAGCAGCCTTAAGAAGGTTATCATTCATATTTTTTTGATATGCAGCCCAATCTTGTGCTCTAGTAT